ATGAAACGCGAGGAGGCTAGAGCCGCCCGTGAAAAATACAAAGCTGTCGTCGCTCGCGAGAGAGAGGAGAAGGCTGCTGAACGTGCAATTAAAAGAGATCAGATTCAGCTTGAATTAACTAAGTTGAAACTGTCTCAGAGTGCTAGTGAGAAAGCTCGTACTAACATTGCACTCACAACGCCTGCTCTTCTTGTTTTATTAATTGGTGGCTTTATTGCAATGCTTGGATTTGGTGCATTACCAAGTGATCAAGTATCAGTTGCTTCAGCATTGTTAACTTTGGTTGCAACAGCTTTAATGCAAAATTTACGATCCATCGTGTCTGAGGGTGCTGCTGATGCATCCGATGCCAATGGTAATGGTAATGGTCATGATGATGAGAAGCCCAAGGTGTCTAAGAAATGACCGACAAATCTAAAGTTTTAGACAAGATTGCAAAGGAGTTGGACAAGGCTGTCGAACTCCATGCCAGTCAAGCTAAAAGGCTTAGAGCGTTATTGAATAAAAAAAGCGAAGCCAATGAGTCTCTCATCTACGAAGACTTACGTAAATGGGTTCAACAACGCTGGGTTGATATCGGTGCTCCTAAGAAAGGTGGCGGTTTTAAGCCGTGTGGTCGTTCTAAAGGAGAAAAACGTAAAGGTTATCCCAAATGCGTGCCTGCTGCAAAGGCTGCAAGTATGAGTAAAGGTCAGAGAAGATCTGCTGTTAAGCGTAAGAGAGCGGCAGGTAATCCAGGAGGTAAGCCAACTATGGTATCCACATTTAAAAAGAGAGCTAAGAAAAGAGAAGCCTTTGAAAGGCTTGGTCAAATAATTGAAGGGAAGTTATGCCCCAAAGGTAAAGCAGCAGCGAAGCGTAAGTTTGATGTTTACCCCTCAGCCTATGCTAACATGTATGCTTCCGCTGTTTGCAGTGGCAAGGTAACCCCTGGTGGTAAAAAGGGAAAGAAGAAATAATTTGTATTAAAATAATACAAATACCCTACATACCTACATAGAGGTTTAACATGTCGCAACAAAAAGATATTTTAGATTCGGTTGCTGAGTATCTCCCAGAGGGCTTGGATGAAAGCACCCTGGAAAAGGTATCTGAGCTTGTCGCTGTTATTATTGAACAGCGCGTCGAAGAGCAAGTTAGTGACCTGTCCACGAAGGTCCAATCTTTTATTCGTGGTAACATCGAAAAACTAAAAGAGCAAGCCATTAAAGAGCTTGAGCTTGAAAATGAGACGTTCCGTAACGCGCAAATGTTCGAAACTGTCCGTTCGATGTTTGCATTAGAGAACACCCACCAGGACGAACTGAATGGTATGGAAGTTCTCGCATCCCTTGGTGAGCAGCAAGAAGAAAAGAATCAAGCTCTGCTCCGTCAGGTTGATAAGCTCCTCAAGGAGAATGTTAACCTTAAGCGTCAGTCCAAGGTTACAAATGATAAAAATCAAAAGTTGGAAGAGGCTCTGCAAACAATCCAAGGTCAAATGGAAAGTCTGCAAGAATCAACCGACGCTGAGAGGAAACTCTCGGAAACGGCACTGGTCGTCAGTGAGGATAACTTCAAAGTGAAGGAAGCTGATGAAAAGTTAAATGAAAACCACGCTAACCACGATAACGAGTGGATCAATCAAGGCGTGTTAGAAAAACTCAACAGTTATAGAGGTTAATTATGACCGCATTAGATAGAAACGATTTACTGAAGCGTTGGGAACCACTCCTTGAAGGTATCGGGGATGATCACATCGCGTACCAGACCGCTCGTCTCTTTGAAAACCAAGCCAAAGAATTTACGAAGTCGAGTATGAACGAAGCATTAAGCCCTGCGGCTACGACTACAGGTAAGATTGGCACTTTCCAAAAGTTCGCCTTCCCGCTCATCCGTCGCACTTACCCTGAGTTGGTGTTCAACAAGATTGGCGCAACCCAAGCCATGGACGGCCCGGTTTCGCAGATCTTCTACATGGGTAACTCTCGTGCTCTTAACACGACCGAGCAAGTGATGTACTCGAAGTTCAACATCACGCCGCGCAACCTTACGCAGACCCCGGTTGGTTCTGTTAGTGCTCCTGGTCAATTAGGCACCTTTGGTGTTCCTGGTGTCGCTGGCGTTGAGCCGTTGCTTCTCGATAACGTGACTGGTACTGGTGGTTTCGATGTGTCGAACGTAGTCAACCATCAAAACGGATCGCCTTCGACCACAATGGGTGGTAAGCTGGCATCGTTCCCGAATGAGGAATCGATCCTTGGCTACTCGGTCTCGGCGGCTGAAAGACTGAGCAACCAAGAGATTCCTGAAGTCAACCTGCACATTCAAAAGCAGACCGTGCAAGCGCGTGAGCGTAAGATGAGAGCCCTCTGGACCCTGGAAGCTGCTCAAGACCTCAAGGCGTACCACAACCTGGACATGGAAGCCGAGCTTACGGATCTCCTGTCGAAGGAAATGAACCTGGAAATCGATCGTGAACTCATCGAAGACATTCGCATGATTGCTTACGGCCCTGCTGCCCTTGGTGGTGGTTTCGGTGGCTGGTACCTTGAGTCGCTGTACCAAGGCAATGCGGACAACTTCCCCGGCATCGGTGGTACATCCACTGGCGCTGTCGCTGGTGGTACGTTCGTCGCGGGTGCTTACGAGTACGATTTCAACTCGTCTCTGACGGCTGAGGAAGCTGATGTTTCGACTGGCACAGTTGGTGATGGTATCAACCGTAGATACTCGAACATCTTTGTCATGGATCTCAAGAGATTCTCGGACAACACTGCTGGCTTTGCTCCGCAAACGCTTGGCCATGTCTTCTCGAACGTTCTGGCTCTGATCAACCGTGCCAGCACGGACATCTACAAGACTACTCTCCGTGGTCCTGGTAACGTCCTGATCACCTCCCCGGTCATCGCATCGATGCTTGAGTCGGCTGCGAAGCTTGAGGGTGGCCTCCCGGCTGTTGATGGCCCGACGAACATGGCTGCTGGTCAAGTTCAATATGTTGGTAAGTTCGCTGGCAAGTACGACCTGATTGTCGATCCGATGTTCCCTGAGGACGAAATCATCGTTGCCTACAAGGGCGCGAACGCGATGGACGCTGGCTACTTCTACTGCCCGTACATCCCGGTCCAACCGCTGGATACGGTTGTGGATCCTGAGACCTTCCAACCGAGAAAGGGCATCCTGACTCGTTACGGCAAGGTCGCGGTCCAACCCGCTTCGCGATTCTACCGCGTGATCCGCATCATTGGTGCTGGCTCTGACTTCCTGTCGCCGGAAATCTTCAGGAACACGCAGGCTGATGGCAACGCCTTCGAAGGAGCCTACTCGATCAAGAGCTAATAGCAACGAGTAGTGACAACGGAAGAAAGGGCTCAGTTTTAAACTGAGTCCTTTTTTCATTTCTAGGGTAAATATATTTGATATGCCTGAGTACGGAGACAAAGTCGGAATACCAATTGTTAGATCTTATGGCTCTTCATATGGAAAATATGGCGGCGATAGACTTAAGGATTATAAAAGTCCGAAAGACACTGATCTTAACAACAAGGATTCAAAAGACGTAAACGAATTTAAAACGTTTAACAGAACTATTAAGGATTATGTTTTAGCAAAGCTTGGTCATCCTGTAATTGATGTTGAGCTTGATGACTTTCAAATTCAAATCTGCATTGACGAGGCCATTTCTAAGTTAGAGTACCACGCTCCTGATTGGATGACTCAATATGCGGTATTCAAAACTGAAGCTGGTGTCAACGTATATGAGCTTCCTCAAGAAATTGCTGACAATTTAAATGACTGCTGGTATCGAAGAGATTTCTTCAAGTTTGGCGCGAATCCTGGCTCGCTTGAGTTTGATTTTGCTATCATGTTCTTTACGAATACTGGCTTATTTAATAACTATAATGTTAGTCAGTATTTGCTTATGCAGCAATACCTAAAGCAAGTTAAGAATGTTTTAGGTCAAATGTCTACATGGCAGCTTGTTAATAACAAGTTCCTTCACATATTCCCTAAGCCTGAGGAGAATGACGAAGACGTTCTTTTAGAATTCAGAGCCTTTGATCCTGAGACACTTCACCATGCCTATAAGAGTTGGCTACAGAGATATACTTTGGCTTTAGCCAAAGAAATCCTAGGTGGGATTAGAGGCAAGTATGCGACTCTTCCAGGTCCTGGTGGAGGCACTAGACTTAATGGCGCTGAATTAATTGCTGAATCTCAGAGAGAAAAAGAGATGTTGGTAGAGGAGCTTACTAGCGAGATTGAACCTCCTGCATTATTTGATATCTTCTAATGTCTAGATTTAAGGTAAACACACCTCCTACTAATTTTCCTGAGGAGAGAGATACAAGACTGTCGTTATTCAAAAAGAAGAACGACAAAAATCTATTTAATATGGTGGACTATGAGAACATTAAGTTGTCAGGGTCGCGTGTTAAAGTATTTGAGTATGTTCCATCTGAAGACATCGATGATGTGTACCAGGAATCAAGGCAGAAAACAATTGCACAGGAGCCTGTAACTTTATGGGCACACTATGACCCTCGCCCTATAGAAGAGAATCTTTCTCAGTTTGGTGTTGAGATGCAGATAGATCAAGTGTTTGTATTCAACAAATCATACACTGAAAACTTGATGGGTCGCTCCATTGCAATTGGCGATGTGCTTCAACCTGAGTTTCAAGAAATGAAGTTTGAAGTATTCGAAGTTCAAGAGGATAGCTTTGAAGCATATGGAGTTTATCATTTAATGGTTCATGCTAAACTTCTCAGAGACACTCAAGATATCCATAATCAAGACTTCTTTGATCGTCCTGATCAAGTAGGAGGTAGATTCTAGTGCCTGATAAAGATGCATTGACTATTAGAAACAGAATAGTAGACCTTACAACCACCAAACTATTGCCTGTCATTGATAATGTTTATAAAGAAAGCTTACGTAGTATGTTGCATGTGTTTGGCAACATATACTACATCGACGGTAACAGCAATCGAATCAAGGTTAAATGCTCTCATGGTAATCCTGAGAGGATTGCAGGTCGATTAAAAGCAGACAACACACTCATCCTACCGATGATTACTATTGTAGAGGCTGGGACTCAAAGCGACCCAGAAAGGATGAGATACCAAAACATCGTTAGTGAAACTCATTTTGATACTAAAAAACTAAGAGCGACAAGAATCTTAAGCTTGCCTCCAAGACCTGTCAACATTAGCTACGACATTAACATATGGTGCAAGTTTAAAGCAGATATGGACATGATTAGATCTAGTATTTTTTCATTGTTTAGTCCTGATCTTAATATTGAAACACAATTTTCTGTCCATAATAAAGCCTTTATCAATAGCGAGCAAGACATAGGCAGCATTACAGCAGCAGACACAGGAGACAGAATTATTCAAAAGTCTATTAACGTTACTTTGGAGACATACATTCCTAGTCCTAAGTTCTTCTTTACTAATACAGGTGAGATTAAGGAGTTCCACGCATAATGCCCATTACCTTTAACGTCACAATAGTTGAACGTGGTCGTCCTAATATCACTAGAAGTTTAACGCGAGGTGTAGATGCTGTAAATGATGAGGCGAGAAACGCTGCTGCTCGTGCGGCTGAGGCTACTCAAATTACACAAGACAAAGATTTTGAATCAGCGCCCCCTGCTGTGAATACGAACTTGTCTGTCTCACCCATAATCACTGTGCTATCCAATCAATACATTGCCACTATTAATCCTGGGTTAGACGGTGAAATCCCTGGTAACGATGTTGGGCTAGATAGAGGAATGACAGCAGGGAGAGTGAATCTAACTCTTTCAAGAATTGCAACACAGGATGTGGGTATTAATTTAGGATTACCTTCTGGCATGTCAACTTCTTCTGACTTTGATGCCTAATGTTTTAAGGTTAGTTTTGAATACAGTTAAAGCTAAATATTACTGGAGCTTTATATTATGGTTTGGACAAATTTAGGTAAGCAAAGAATGTTTGAAGAGTTCTTCTGCTCAGGTGCGGTAGATGCTACTTTTAGAGTTGTTCTATTAAATAATACAGCAACCTCCGCCCTCACTGCTGATACTAGCTCAACTGGGCAAG